TGTTTTCATCTTTCCCCCGTCTAATTCTTACTTGATAATTCTGTTTATGATCCACTCGACAACAGGCACCGCCACCGCATTGCCCATCTGTTTATAGCGGTGCGAATCGGCTTGGCCATCTGTCCATCCATCGGGAAATCCTTGTAGGCGTTCACACTCTGTCGGTGTCAGCCTGCGCACAATTGAATTTTCACTCATAATGTTTGGCACATTGCCACCGCCTGTTCCCCATCGTTGAATAACTGTTTGCATAACTGAATCCTCATAAACTCTGACATCTCCTACTCTCGTTCCATCTAAAATAAACACTGTGTGAAAATTACTAGTTGCTAATGTGAATGCTTTATCTTCTGCTAACAAGAATCCTTTACCCCCCCCGCTTTCCCTTCTCGTTCTCTCATTAAAATAATAACTGTCGTTCTTGTGTCACCAATATCAAAAGCATTCAATGTTGGCACTACCCCCCCGCAACCAAGTTTCGTCATCGTCACTTGTCTGCGCTCGCTTACTCTTTACAAACCACAAGGTCAGTTGCATCTTTGTAATCTCTCGCTTTTAATGCCGAACTTGTTTCATCTTTTTCATATTGACCAAATGATTGCATTCGATAAGTCATTGTGTCGTGCGCTCTGTTTGCGCTCAATTTTGGACTTACTGGTTCTTCAGGAAAGTCATAAAGTTCAAAATTACCTATTGAGCTACCGCTTCCAGCGCCTCCTGAAGTGCCACTGGCAGTGTCTTTCCTCTTCTTGTCGCCCTTCGCAAGATACCCTGCGCGGCCCTCTGCGATAGCGAGTATTTCTTCAGGTGATCCCCCTGAGTTTCCAAGACATCCGACAATGAAGACTCTTCGCCGTCTTTGGGGAACTCCGAAGTATTGAGCATCAAGCACCCGCCAAGCGATGCGATACCCGCGCTCGACCAACGCTTCAATGACACAGGCCATATCTCTTCCGTCATTTGAGGAAAGTAAACCAGGCACATTTTCGAGGATAAAAGTTTCCGTTCTTGTTTCGTCAAGGATTCGGCAGATTTGCCAGAAAAGTCCACTACGCAATCCCGCCAACCCTGCTCGCTTTCCAGCAACGGAAAGGTCTTGGCAAGGAAATCCACCTGTGATAATTCCGTTGGTTGGATCAAATCCTGCTGCTCGTAATTGTTCACCGCTAACCCCCTGAATGTCGCCGAAAATTGTGGAGTTCGGAAATCTCCTTTGCAATACCTTTTGCGCGTTCTTATCCCATTCCACCGATGCAACAACCTTGACTCCTGCTCGCTCAAGAGCTAAGTCAAAGCCACCGACTCCAGCGAAGAGTGAAACTGCTGTTCTCATCTTGCCCCCTAACTTTTGTTATCGAGTGCAGTGGCAGGAATCGAACCTGCCGATGAATGACCCCGTATCTCATCGCTCCCAAGCCCTGCGGTGGTTGTCGGTGGAAAGGTAGCACCGACAACCTATGACATCAGGCGATGACGGAAGGAAACCGCCTGATTCAAAGTCTTTAAGGCTTTGCTCCTAGTTGAGCAAGTAAAGCTGCGACTTCAGGTGATAGCCCTTGCAGTGCAGCAGGAACAGGCGCAGGCGTTGCCACCGGCGCAGGCTTGGGCGCAGGAGTTGCCGTCAGCAAATAGTTATTTGCCTTCATCAATGCTTGTGGATCGCTTGTTGCATCGAGCAGAATCCAAGGCGCGCTCTTGCCAGGTTTGGCAGAGCCTTGGCCTATCCGTGCAAGGATTTTTTCATTGATTTTTGTCTTCAGAGCATTTCTCAAGGCAACATTGAACCAAAGCAAAGAGTTATGCTCTGTATTGGTATCAAGATCAAAGACATTGACTTCGACTGCCTCGGCGATGCCATGAACAGTTTGAATCCCTGTCTTATATTCAGTGGGCGTGATGATGAGCAAGTGATTGGCAAGGTCTGCCACTTTGATTGAATCGCTTGCCGATGATGCTGGTGATGCGAAGGTCATTCCCCCGTCTCCTTTTCTTAGGTTGTTTTATTTGCTTCGTTCTCTTCTGCGTTCTTTACTATGTCATTGATTGTCGGTTGCAAATCTGCCTCATCCTCGATGTCGATTCCTAGACGGACCCAAGCGACACTTCCATTTCTCAAGCCAAGAAGCCAACTAACTGCTTTGAGAATCTTTGCCTGAAACTTTTTCATTGGCTCAACTACGAGATAAGGAGTCGCCATTGCATCCTTTCGATAAGTCTTTGCTATAAGGCAAGAAATAAGGGCAATAATTGCAAAGCCGATTTGGAGCCGAAGGTATCAATTCCCACATCGCAGGATTGCCTTCAACATCCATTTGTGATAAGAGAGCGTGAAGGTTATCCATTCTCCCAAGGGCTTGCAAAGCAACTTCCTCTTGATAATCATAAAGCTCAATGTGCATCTCATCGATGCCACCACTTGTCGGCAGATAGACAAGAGCGACCTGATTGACAGGCGCTCCCGTCTGCGCCATCCCATATCCATAAAGTTGAATTTGGGAATGATATTGGGGATTTTTGCCCTCTTTGCGCTTGCGATCCATCTGATTGGGGCTCGTTGTCTTCCAATCAAGCACAATCCCTCGCGTTTTATCGTATAAATCAATTGTGCCTCCAAGATTGCCTCGGATGACAACTCTTTGCTCAACTGCATAGCCTTCAATCTTGGCGAAGACATCTGCGAGATACTTATGGATTGCGGAGCCGACTTGTGCGCTCCAATTAGAAGAGCCCATCTCATTTATCTTCTCCCAATCCAAAAGTTTGTAGGCAAGTCGCCTCGTGCATTCATGGCCCATTTCACTTGGGCCGATGCTGACTTGCTTGGCTCTTGGATTCCAAATACCTGCCTGCGTTATTATTTCAGCAAGTCCTTGACCAAGAGATTTAGCCGGCGAGATTGGGGAAACTAAAGTCATCAATCATCCTCTTCTTCATCGTCATAATCAGGAATTATTGGCACAATTGGCTCAACAGGATTTAGATAAGGAATGCTCATCCTTCATCCTGGCTAACAAGAGTGAATCTGCGATGCGTGCTTTGAACATTTAGAAGATCAAGCACCTGCGGTGGCAAAATTTCTCTAGCGCGTTTTACATCAAATCTTGTCGATGTAACGCTTGAGAATTTGACAACTTCTTGGCCTTCATAAATACCAATTTCATTTTCGCCAAGAGCTGCTTCAATATGGGAGCGAGCAACATCGCCAACTTCTTCCCATTCCTTTATTTTTGTCAAGGCGTGGCGATATTGTTGAAGCCACATTGCGATATTATCGTCAAAATCCACCGCGCCTTTCCCTATCTCTACTGACATTTCCCCGCCTTTTCTAGTAGTAGTTTTTCTGCTTAAAAAACTCCCAAGCCTTGCAGGGAGTCAAATGTCGCCTGTGGATATAGGCGAGCGTTGCCACAAGTTGGGCAACCGATGCCTCGGTGTGTTTCATTCCGAGGTTGCGATAGGTGACATCCAGCAATTGCCCGATGCCTTTTGCGCTCGAAGCAGGGTTTTTGGCCTTTGCATTCCACGCGCTTTCCTTGCCGAGCAATTTTGCAAGGCAGGAATACTCTTTTTTTGTTAGCAACTTCTTTGCCAATTGCTTGGCATCGACCTGCTTCAAGATAGGTCTTTCTTTGTAAATAATGCTGGCAGGAATTGCCGGCTGTGGCGCAAACGCTGCATTGACAAACATTGAGGTCATTGCGCTGACTCCAATGATAATGATGATTCCCCTGAGTGTTTTTCTTCTTTGAGTAATTGGGATTCTCCTTCTAATTTCGCAGCTCGCTTGAGAACCTGCGTGACATAAGCCACTTCGATTTTCATAGTTACTGCAATTTCTTTGGGTGTTCGCCCAAAAGAATGCAAGGATCGGATTGCATCGGCGCGATTGACCCGCCCCGTTTTGCCATTCCTAAAGCCTTGCCCAAATCCTCTTTGCGCAGGCGTGGTGCCTGCCCAAATTCCGTGAGGTATCTGTTCTTTGAGCGCGTAGTCCAAGCACTCCTTTCGTTCAGGACAACCTGCGCAAATCATGCGCGCGATTGGGAGGCACTTTGCCTCTTTTTCTTTTGAATCGGGAAAGAATAAATCTGCGTTAAAATAGCCCGCGCAACTTGCTTGCGGAAGCAGAGGTAGTTCGGGATAGAAATGTTGAAGCGAATTCATTGCCTCTCCCCTAGCCAAGATTCAAGGTCTTGGATGACAAAGGCTCTTTCGATGGAGGCGTTCCTTCTTTTGACAATCACAAAGGCAGGCGGAATCTGCTCAAGACCTCTTGCCTCGGCGAAATTCTTGGCCTCTTTGACGGCCTCATCCCAAAAGGCGGGCAAGGAGATGGCCTTTCGATTTTTTAACTCTAAAACATAAGGCTTTCCTGCAATGATGGCCACGATGTCGCCCTCATCCTTTTTGCCAACTAGGCGCATTCGCTCGGCAATGACATTCTTTGAGCGAAGCCATTTCAAAACGCCTATCTCAAAGGCTGCGCCTTTTCTTCCGCTTGGATTTGCCATAATTAGGAAAGAACCTTTCTAAGCCTCTTCTGCTTGGCCTCCCAAGCTTGGGCCTGCCTTATGCCTTCCTCAAGCGGATCATCGTGAGCCTCTAGGATGGCCCAAAAAAGCCCCAAAATGGCCAAAACGGCCCCAAAAATAAAAAACTCCATTCGCATCCCTTCTTTTCTTTGCCTAACTATGGGGCCGAGGGGGCTCAATTTAGGCGTGGCGCGCTGAAGGCGCAAGGGGCAAGCGCATGGGCAAATGCATGGATATAGGCTAATGTTGAGCCTAGAAGCCAAGGCGGAGGGCCGAGGCTCTGAACGGAAGGAAAGAAATGACAAGCAATAAAATGATTGGATTCAAAACTTTGCTAAATAATGAAGAAGTCATCTTCTATGCAAAGCCTGAGCACGGCGCATTTTATGAAGTTGGATTCAATGGAGAAATTGGTTCACTTTATTGCCCAATGAATTCTGATGGCACTCCTGATATTGAAAACATCGGCGAGGTTGAAGTTGCTTGGGGTGATTGCTAAAAATGACAAGAAAAGATTTTTGGGTTATAGCCCTAGCCTTGAAGAAAATTACTGAAAATGATTCTCCACAGGATCGCAAAGCCAAAGCAGAAGATTTTGCTTTTATGTTAGTAGCAACGAATCCTCGCTTTGATAAAGATAAATTCTTGAGCGCCTGCGGTGTTGAGAAGGAAGGTGCATAATGTCATCAAATATCCTGAAAGTATCTTGCCTAGGTTGTAATTGGGCAAGTCAAGATGATGAGGAAATTGATAGCGCAAATCATTATGGGGAGTGTCTAGATGTTTGCAATGGTTCTCCTGCCTTGTTGCGTTGGGATTATGCAGATGGAAACATAAGAGTCAGCAATACATCAACGGGCGATTATGTTGATTTAGAAATTGCAAAGGCGGGTGCCTAATGAACGCAGTTTCTAAGGAGCAAGCATCTGCAATCTGCCAAGAAATTGAGCAGGCCGTGAGAGAAATTTTGGCAAGGCATAACATGGAAATAGCCAAAGTTCGAAGAAAATATGGAAATGCTCTTGTTTTTAATCTTGAAGCAAGCCCAATCAACTTGAATCCAAATGGAGTCAATGCGGGCTCGATTGTTGCCCAAACTTTTTTGCAATATGGAAAAGATTATGGCTTTGCTAATCCTGAAGAGGCTCTTGGCAAAACTTTCAAAAACAAGGGCAAAACTTACAAACTTGTTGGGATGAATCTCAACAAATCAAAATTCCCCGTGCAAGCAATTGATGTTGCAACGGGGCAATCATTTGGCTTCACTCTCTTGGCTTTGAAGCAAATTGAGGGATTTGATTTAGATTGCGTTCCATCTTGGATGCAAAATTCTTTTGAGGCAGGGTCATGAGCCAAATCATCTGCCCTTTTTGTGGCAAGGAAATAGAAGTAAGAAGTGGCTTTGCCTATCAAAGCCTCTCTAAGCACATCAACGCAAATCATAAGGAAAGGATTGTAAAATGAATCTAACAAATGAGGATTTCATGCACTTGCACAATACCTCAATGGAGTGGGGAGAGCATTGGAAGGAGCAAGCCGAGCGTTTTGAGCCAACTGTGACTGATTTTGAATGGCGATGGGCTTATTGGTTCGACAGTTATCCTGCCCTTTTGCTTGCTCGCCAAGCCCTTGAGCAACAAGATATACCTTCCCGAAGTTTTTGGGATATGGCATCAAGAGAATGGATGCTTTTGACTGATTACGAATCCTATGAAAGCAAGGGCGATGAAGATGATTCAGATGTTTATACCATCATAGAAGAAAGCAAAGGAGATGAAGATGAAGAAGAATCGATCTGTCCGGATTGCCGAGCAACTATGGCGCAAGGCGCAGGCAAAGGCAAAGGCAGAAGGTAAAACTGCATCTGAGGTCATTGTTGATTTCTTGAAGGAATACATCAAATGACAACCGCAGAGATTGCAACCGCCTTTGCCGAGCGCGGATGGTTTGTTTTGCCTTGCTATCCTCAAACGAAGATTCCATTCTTTCCGATAGCAAAGCAAGGCTATAAATCTGCCTCAAATAAGCCTGCCACAGTCAAGAAATGGTTTGAGAAATCGCCCTTGTTGAACATTGGCATCGCCTGCGCTCCCTCAAATCTCGTTGTTTTTGATGTGGATTACCGCAATGGGGGAAGCCTTGAAGGCTTGAATCAAGAAACTTTCACAGTTGCAACAGGTGATGGCTTGCATTTCTATTACAAGGCCCCGCTTGGCGCGACTTTTCCTGGAAAGCTAAGGGATGGCGTTGATATTAAGTTCAACGGATATGTCGTCAGCGCAGGATCAATGCACGAAAACGGCAAATTCTATGAAATTGTCAAGGACATTGAGCCTGCCCCTGTGATGGGATGGTGCTAAATGAATGGTTGGGATGTTCTTATCGTTTTCTTCACTGCCTTTTATGCCTTTGCCATTGGGAGAAACATCTTCTTTTGGGCTTTTCTCTCTGCCTTTTATGGCTTTTGGATACCTCTTTTGATGATTCTCTTCATGCCCAAGCGCAAGCCAAGCGCAATCATCTTCCCAC